TGACATTTGTGCAACACTAGGTGGGTGTGGTATTTATGCATCCCTGTTGCAAAAAGGACACACTTGTTGAGATGTTGCAGAATTACAACACTTTTTTGTAGTCTATTGACGATATATCAGTTAGTTTATGCAGTAAAAACAGTAACTTACAAAGAAAAGTATTGCAAAAACAAGATACAACAGCAAAAAAAGAGGGTAGGCGAGGGCCAGTGGGGGGTCTAGGGTAGTATGTATATGTATATCTACACAGAAGTGGTTTTTTGAAGGGGTGACAAACTGTCGCATGTATACAAATACCCCCTTGACACAGCCTTATTTCCGGGTATAACTGCGGAGCAGGAGCAGGTTAGTTTAACATTTAGTGTTTTAACTAAATAAATAGTAAATACATATAAATAGTTTAACTATATAAAAGATGTTGGACATAGGTAAGTTTAACTTGACAGTTATACTGTCCTTCTGTATACTTATTTATAATAACACAATATAAAGTAACAAATAATAAGTGTTATACTATGGTATGTGTGGTATCTAGGTGTCACTCCTCCTCATGTCTCCTCCTCCTAACACGTAGGTTGCTGCACATACCACCTTTTTCCAGGCAATAATATGTATAAACAAAAGATAAGCTTGTACTCTTCTGAAGATGTCATTGAAGAGTTCTACGATGCAATAGCAGACGGTGATAGTAAACGCCTTAGACGTGTACACATACCTAAGTCTGATGTATTCTACGTTCGTGAAGCCCTGGAAGCCAGGCTAGGACAGAGATATACACTGGATCACGTAGAGAGAGCTATGTATTTAGAGGGATTCCTTACTAAATATGAAGTGTTAGACCCGGAAAGAGAAAGACCGGGGGTTGGATAAAAAAAGTGTTGACAAAGAAACAACTATCCGTACAACTATGTATATTAATGTTGTTATCCGCTTGTCAAACCGTAACATATACAGCGTCATGCAGGGTGGGAGATACTGTATGTCAGAGAAACCAAAATGCTCAAACACTCGCACTCATTGGACATACGGAAGCTGCTACAAAGCTTATGTGTAGCGACACTACTATCGGTAACCTTTTGCCATCCAGTGAATGCCCAAGAGCAAGTACCGATAGATGATGGTGTAACTAACAATACCACAACTACTACGGACAACGGCAACGACATTGAGGGAGACTTCTCTAATAACTACGAAGACTCCACTGTAGATTCTAACAACAATGCAGAAACTATAAACTATAACGGAGCAGGTTCATCTCCGGGGAGTAGCCCGGTAATGTCCAGCATAGCTCCAACAGTAATGGGTGGGGGAGGTAACGACTCTTGCTTAATCCCAAAGACTAGAGGGCTTCAGTTAAATATAATTGGCCTAAGTCAAGGTGAGATGCAGCAAGACCCTAATTGCAATCGCAGGAAGAATGCTAGATTGCTGGGGATACCTCAACAGGTTGGTGGGCTAGGATTACAGGTTTCGGCTATATCGGTTATGTGCCAAGACCCTACAGTGTTTAGGAGTATGATGTTAGCAAATACTCCGTGTCCAATAAACGATGCGCTTACTGGTAAGTTGTTGATGGGCAGAAACGCTATAATGAAATACAGAGAGAACCCTTCTTTATTTGTTGTAGGGTATGAGTTGGACAAAGAGTTTTGGGATGCCTTGTTAAAGGTAGGAGAGGAATACAATGAAGAGTTCGTTGAAGACACTACTACTAAGCTCAGTCTTAGTGATCAGTTCAGGAGCAGCAAACGCAACAAGTCCAGTGGTAAACCCACCTCCTCCAACGTCAACAATCCTTGAGATAGATTTAAACCTAACTCTAACAGGACAAGAAAAGCTTGACGCATTGATTGCTTCACTAGGTGCAATAAAGAACAGGGTGACGGACAACGGTATTAATACAGTAGGTGCTGTTGGATACGCAGCACTAGGCGGTGTTATAGAAGACGATACATTTAATGACGGACTCATTACGCAGGATGAGTTAGACGATTATTTAGAAGCACACGCTCTTGTAATAAACCATGACTACGAAACAGCTACTACATCACAGCAGTTGTTCACACAAGAATACCAAGCTTCTATGAATGACTTGGATGCAGCGATAGACTTACTAGCAGATGCTGCTGGAGAAATACTAACAGCTACTGGTGTAATGGAAAGTGCTGCTACAGCAGATACATCACCAGAGCAGACTGCTTTGCAAGGCATGTTAGGTGAAGATGAGTACAGCATAGACCAAGCAGAAGTAGATGCGTATAACCAAGCTGTAGCACAGGTAGAGAACTACGCACAACAAGCTGGTGCATTCATGGCTGCTGCTAACAACGCAGATCTAACAGCAAGCATAGACAGTTATGCGACAGTAAATAACTTTGTAGTTGGTAACTATACAGCCATCACATACACACAGAATATAGATGAGTTTGTAATTAACTGGGATGATGATGGCTTTGGCTCTGGGTGGCAAGGATACCTAACAGAAGATATGGTATCTGCCTCCGAGCTATTTACTGCTGGTGAATATGTGGAACAATACGGAACAATGCCATAATAAAGAAAAAGAAGTTACCTAAAAAGAAAAGACCAATACAAAGAATGAAGAAGAGGCGTTACCTAGAGAAGAAGGAACGTAAAGAGGATGGACGTAGGATTTAGCATAGGCGGCTACAACATTAAAGGTTGGATGGTAGCTGTAGCACTTCCAGTACTATCTGCTGTATCAGGTGGAGTATACTTTGGATACGACACACTAAATAGGTTCTACGGTGTAGAGGGTGGCGTAGAAGAAGCACTAGGAAAAGGCTCAACCAACGCAAAGCAAATCTCAGAACTACAAAAAAGCTTAACTAAGTTAGAGACTGACACTGCAAGAGATAGAACAGCGAATAAAACATTTGCGGCAAACCAGCTAACTACAGCTAAAACAGCAATAGCAAATGAAATACAAAACAAAACAGATAAACTAAACGAGCAGGTAGTAGAACTATCAGAGGAACTAACTCAGCAAATAGTAGAACTAAACTCTGAACTAAACAGTAGAGTACAAACTGTAGAACAAGCTGTGATAGATAATGATGTACGTGGACTAAATACTAAACTAGCACAGCTAACTACAAACATGCAGCAGATACTACAGCAGCAAAAAACATTGCTAGACCTAAGATCACAGGTTGACAAAGCTACCACAATAACGGATACTATAGGAGATAAGTTAGATGTTATTCAAACAGAGATTGACGACATTTGGAAAGCGTATGATAGCATGGTTGAAAACCCCCTTTAGAAAACTACGTAATCTTATATGTGGTAAACGATGTGACTGCGATGGCTAAACCAGCAAAAGGCAAGATGTTTGCCAAGACAACGACTAACCCTAAGACAGGGCGTAAGATAAAGGTAAGCTACGGTCAGGCTGGTAAAGCCAAGGACGGTGGCAAACGTATACGTGCAGGTACAGCCAAAGGTGATTCGTATTGTGCAAGAAGCGCAGGACAAATGAAGAAACACCCAAAGGCAGCAAAGAATCCTAACAGCCCACTACGTCTATCTCGTAAGAAGTGGAAGTGCGCTGGTACAAAATCTAAGAGAACATAATGGCAAGCAAACCTAAGAACCCAGCTTTGTACTCTAGAGTAAAGTCAGAAGCTAAGAAAAAGTTTAAGTGGCCCAGCGCATATGGGAGTGCATGGTTAGTTAAGACATATAAAAAGCGTGGAGGCACGTACAGTAAGGGAGGCGAAGTTGCAAAAGTCAAAGCACGTACTACAAAGTCGTAGATCTTACGGTGAAGGTGGACTTACTCAGTGGTTTAAGGAAGACTGGCGTGACGTAAAGACAGGCAAGGAATGTGGACGTTCTAGTGTCAAAGACAGTAGTAGACCATACCCAGCTTGTAGACCTGCAAAGGTAGCAGGTAGAATTAGTAAAGCAGAAGCTGCAAAGAAGACAGGACCAAAGAAAGTTAAGTGGTCTGTAACTGCATCGGGGAGGAAAAGAAAAAAATGAAAAGGTTAATATATGCCATTCCTCACAAGCAGTATACCGTACTTCAAAGCATGGGTACGTAGAGAATATACTAAGAACTTAGAAGAATATCATGGCGACTTTCTACACGCTATGGTTATTGGCGTTACTACAATGCCTAACAGAACATTAAGCTTTCAAGTTATCTTCACAGGATGTGAATCCGACTTTGATGATTCTGAAAACGTACATGGTGGTGCTATGTGGGCTAGAATGCCACTGACCGCACTAGTAGCTGATACACCGTTGGAGCAATGGCCTAATGAGTTACCACCATATTTAGCACAGCCTTGGGATTGTATGTCACATACACATTCCGTATACAAGCTAGAACGAGCAAGTCCTGCTCCGTGGATAGCTAAAGTAGATGGCGAGTTCTACCCAGCAAAGTATTACTTTACGGTAGACTATACAGATAACGAAGTCGCTGATGACCCAGCGCAGCATAAACAGTCTCATGTATTAGAACTACTAGATGCAGGAGAATATACTGGTAACATGGTTGCGTTGCCCAATAACAGAGTGAGAGTAACTCACCCAGCTTGGTTTGAAACTGGACAAGGTGCGCCAGACTTTAGACCGAATCAACATATATTTAACTCTAAAGAAAACGTAGACTATGTATGGGATACGCAACGAGTTTTTAACAATCTATATAGTGGTGATACAGTAGAGTTTATCAGAAGGGAAGAAGACAAATGATGAAGAAAAAAGGTTACGCTAAAGGTGGCATGAAGAAAAAAGGTTACTCTAAAGGTGGTGCTGGAACCAAACTTAAAATGGTTAATAAGGGTGGAAAGAAAGTTCCATTCTATGCTGCTGATGGTGTCGGTAAGATGTATGGCGGTGGTATGTCTATGAAGAAGAAGGGCATGGCTAAAGGCGGTACTACTATGAAGAAGATGTCAAGAGGTGGCTTTCTAGCTCCTGCTGCTAGACCTATGAAAGGCATCAAGAAATAAATGGCGTATTCAGATACTGCTAAATATTTTACAAAAGCTAAAGACTTATCTGCTACATCAGGTGGGGCAAGTGGTGATGTTATATACACTTGTCCTAATAACTTTGTCAGTTTAATTACTTTTATGCATGTATCCAGTGGATCAGCTAGTACAAAGAAGTATAGCTTACAGTGGTATGAAGCAGCTACTACTACGTATCACTTTATAATTGATGCACACAGCGTAGCAGGTAATGGCATTGAAGAAGTTGTAGATGGTGGTTCATATCTTGCACTATCTCCAGGTGATAAGATTATAGGCTTTGAAGAGAGCAGTTCTGACTTTCATGTAATATTATCAGGTGAGGAACATTTCCAACCGACATAACGGATATGCAATAATAGGTACTACTACCTGACTTACTTTTAGGTATAACTATCTCCGCACACAAACAAAGGAGATAGTGCTATGAAAAACTTACTAAGAAAAATGTGGAATAACCACGTAATCAGACAACAAAAACGTGCAGAGTTTAGAATGCTACACATGTTGGATGATAGACAACTAAACGATCTAGGAATTGGTAGATCACAAATAAGGAATGCTATATATGGCGAGGAATCTAACAGATAAACAACAAAGATTCTTAGATGTATTATTTGACGAAGCTAATGGTGATGTTATCTCTGCTAAAAAACTGGCAGGTTACGGTGATAACAGTAACACTGCAGCGATTGTTGAATCTTTAAAAGATGAGATTGGTGAGAAGACTCGTACATTTTTTGCACGTACTGCACCTAAAGCTGCTATGGCTATGGTTGGTGCGTTATATGATCCAACAGAGCTAGGCATTAAAGAAAAGATGGTAGCAGCAAAAGACTTGCTTGATAGAGCAGGACTTGGTAAGGTAGATAAAGTAGATGTTACTAGCGGTGGTGGCATCTTCTACCTACCACCAAAAGAAGGTACAAACGAATAATACCACAAAGAGAGTTAGGCTTTTGGCAATTACCCAAACCGCCTAAGACACACAACAAACAATGGCACAAGATTGTCAGGATTACTAAGAAGATACCTTTTGGTTATGAACTAGATCCCGACAACGATAAAGTACTTGTACCTATAGAACATGAGTTAGAAGCTTTAGAGCTTGCAAAACGACACCTCAAGCAGTATAGTTACAGAGCAGTAGCACAATGGTTGAGTAAAGAAGCAGACCGCTACATATCACACATGGGTCTAAAGAAGAGAATAGAAGTTGAGCAAAGACGTAGAAAAGCATCTATCACTAAACGTAAGCTTGCCAGGTGGCTCGAAGAAACGCTTGCGGAAATCGAAAAACTCGAAACACAAGGAGTCGGTGCATACTCAGAAGCCAGCGGAGATAGAAGCCCCCCAGCAAGATCCTATCCCAGCGCAGGTAGTAGCAACTGACTATGACGTTGAAGAAGCGCAAGAAGTCGTATTCAGACCCAATGCAGGGCCACAGACATCCTTCTTGAGTTCTTCGGAAAGAGAAGTCCTATATGGTGGGGCAGCAGGTGGTGGTAAATCGTATGCTATGTTGGCAGATCCATTACACGGCCTAAACAATCCACACTTCTCTGGACTCCTTGTACGACACACAACTGAAGAACTAAGGGAACTAATACAGAAGTCACAGGAGTTATACCCACGTGCAGTACCAGGAATCAAATGGTCAGAACGTAAGTCACAGTGGATATCTCCTAAAGGTGGACGATTATGGATGTCTTATCTGGATAAGGATACCGATGTCACACGTTACCAAGGACAAGCTTTTAACTGGATTGGATTTGACGAACTTACTCAATGGCCTACACCTTACGCTTGGGATTATATGAGATCACGTCTTCGTAGCGCATACGGTAAAGAACTAGGTTTATATATGAGAGCTACAACAAACCCCGGTGGTGCAGGACATGCTTGGGTAAAGAAGATGTTTATAGATCCTGCACCTGCAGGTAAAGACTTTTGGGCCACAGACATTGAATCAAGTAAAACAATTACATTCCCTAAAGGACACAGCAAGGAAGGTCAGCCTCTATTCAAGCGTAGGTTTATTCCTGCATCTCTCTTCGATAACCCATACCTTGCCGAAGAGGGTGACTATGAGGCCATGCTCCTATCACTACCAGAGCATCAGAGGAAGCAACTCCTCGAAGGAAACTGGGATATCAACGAGGGAGCAGCATTTCCTGAGTTCGACAGAGCTACCCACGTTATCGAACACTTTGAGATTCCTAACTCGTGGGTACGTTTTAGAGCGTGTGATTATGGGTATGGTTCTTACACTGGGGTTCTTTGGTTTACTGTGGCTCCTGATGAGCAGCTTATAGTATACAGAGAGATGTATGTATCTAAAGTAACAGCTTCTGATCTAGCTGATATGATATTAGAAGCAGAAGCAAAAGACGGTGGAATGAGATATGGTGTGCTTGATAGTTCTTTGTGGCACAACCGTGGCGATACTGGGCCATCACTAGCTGAACAAATGAATATGAAGGGTTGCCGTTGGCGTCCTTCTGATCGTTCACGAGGCTCACGTATCGCTGGAAAAAACGAAATACATAGGCGATTAAAGGTAGATGAGTTTACTGAAAAACCTATGTTAGCATTTATGGATAACTGTACTAATACAATAGCACAATTACCGGGTATACCACTGGACAAAAAGAATCCAGAAGACGTAGACACAAAAGCAGAAGATCACTTGTATGATGCATTACGTTATGGTATAATGACAAGACCAAGAAGTAATATATGGGATTACAACCCTGCTAAACAACGAACAGGATTTCAAGCCAGTGATTCAACATTCGGATACTGAAGTAGTAGAGTCTTGCCCTAAGTGCGAGATAACTTACAATACTAATATGTGGACCACTTGTCCTAATTGCCAAGAGCAAGCGGCTTTTAATAACGGACCTTGGAGAAGAAAGGACAACAGCTAATGGCTGAAGAAATGTTTGAGACAGATGATGTTGTAGCTGCAGAAGACAGCCTAGACAGTATTTTTGAAGAAAAATCTAGTGTAGTTTCATTTATAAAAGATAGATACAAAAGAGCAAAAGACGCTAGGTACGCTGATGAAAGTAGATGGTTAAGAGCTTATCGTAACTATCGTGGGTTGTATGGGTCTGATGTAAAGTTCACAGACTCAGAAAAGTCTCGTGTGTTTGTTAAAGTTACAAAAACTAAAACACTAGCTGCCTATGGACAAATAGTAGATGTCTTGTTTGGTAATAACAACTTCCCACTAACAGTAAATCCTTCTATACTACCAGATGGTGTAGCCGAATCTGTACATATAAATGTAGATCCAAATGCAGAGCAAGCAGGAGAATCACTATCAGGTATAACAAGAGATGAAGCTGCTTCTCCATATTTACTTGATGGTGTTACAGAACTAAGACCGGGAGAAACGTTAAAAGATTTACAAGCACGATTAGGTCCACTAGAAGATAAACTATCATCTGTATCTGAAAAGATAGTAGAAGGTGATGGTACTACAGGAACCACAGTTACTTTTCATCCTGCTACGATTGCAGCTAAAAAGATGGAAAAGAAAATACATGACCAGCTACAAGAAAGCGGAGCTAGTACACATCTAAGAAGTATGGCATTTGAGATGGCACTTCTAGGTACAGGTGTTATGAAAGGTCCATTTGCTGTAGATAAAGAATATCCTAACTGGGGTGATGATGGTGAATATGATCCTATTGTTAAGACTGTACCAGAGTGTAGTCATGTAAGTATTTGGGATTTCTATCCTGACCCAGAAGCACACTCTATGCAGGATGCAGAATACGTTGTTGAAAGACATAAGATGTCAAGAACACAACTAAGAGCATTAAAAAGTCGCCCATACTTTATGGAAGATTCCGTACAGAAAGCTATAGACGCAGGACCAGACTACAACCAGAAGTACTGGGAAATGACTATGGAAGACGATGACACTCAGCCAAACTCTGAGCGTTGGGAAGTACTAGAGTTTTGGGGCTATGTAGATGTAGAAATACTAAAAGAACACGGTGTAAATATTCCCAGTGAACTAAAAGACTTAGATGAAGTTAATTGTAATATATGGGTAGCTAATGGTGAGATACTAAGATTTGTACTAAACCCATTCAAGCCTACACGTATTCCATACTACGCTGTACCATACGAACATAACCCATATTCTTTCTTTGGCGTTGGTATTGCTGAGAACATGGATGATACACAGACATTGATGAATGGCTTTATGCGTATGGCTATTGATAATGCTGCACTGTCAGGTAATCTTATTATAGAGGTAGATGAGACTAATCTAGTTCCCGGACAAGACATGTCTGTTTATCCCGGAAAGATTTTCAGAAGACAGGGTGGCGCTCCAGGACAAGGTATCTTTGGTACTAAGTTTCCAAATGTAGCACAAGAGAATATGCAACTATTTGATAAAGCGAGGGTACTAGCTGATGAGTCTACTGGATTCCCATCTTTTGCACATGGTCAAACAGGAGTTCAAGGAGTGGGTCGTACTGCTTCTGGAATCTCTATGCTTATGTCTGCTGCTAACGGTAGTATCCGTACTGTTGTTAAAAACGTTGATGATTATCTTATACGTCCTTTAGGTAAAGCATTCTTTGCATTCAACATGCAGTTTGACTTTGATGAAGATATTCGTGGAGACTTGGAAGTACAGGCATCTGGTACAGAAAGCTTGATGGCTAATGAAGTACGTAGCCAACGATTGATGCAGTTCTTACAGGTTGCACAGAATCCAGTACTTGCACCTTTTGCTAAGATGGATTATATTATACGTGAGATTGCTAAGAGCATGGATCTTGATCCAGATAAAGTTACTAACTCTATGCAGGACGCAGCTATACAAGCAGAGATATTAAAAGCATTTCAAGCACCAGCACCAACGCCAGCAGGTCCAGAGGGTCAGGGTGTACAGGGTGTAGCTGATACTTCAGGAGGTGGAGGATCACAGGTAGGAGTAGGAACAGCACCACTACCAGAAGAGCAAGGATTTACAGGTAATGCACCTCAAGCAGTTGGTTAATGACAAAGAGTGTTACGAGCAGTTTCAACAACACATAGATGAATTAATAAACATAAGACAACGTGCGTTGGAAACAGCCAATGAACCGCATGTTATGCACAGACAACAGGGTGCGATAGACGTACTAAGAAAGCTAAAGCTACTGAGGGAGACAGTAAACAGTGTCTGATAAAGTCGGTAAAAAAACAGGAAAGAAAACCCAAGCAGGTAAGGATGTTTACGTAACACCAGAGGGTAAAAACGTTTCTGAGATTTCTACAACTTTTAAGTATAAAGGTAAGTGGATAAATGTGCCTAGTATACATAAAGGTCGTGAGTATGATCAAGATACTTTAAAGTTAATGTTAGAAGCTGAAGTAATTAAACCAACAAGTACACATGATAGTAGAACAAAAGCAGAGGCTGCAGCAAGAGATCGTAGCGACAGATTAAAGTTTGATGAAGGCGGTTTATTGGACGATAAACAAAAAAGTTTTCTAGATATGCTTACCTCTCCCTTGACAGGTGACTATCGAAAGAAAAAACCTGTTAGTGTTAAAGCTGCTGATGTAGCAGTGGGTATGACACCTGTAGGTTCTGCAGTTGACATAGCTGAAGAGTTAGGTGAAGAAGATCCTAGTATAGCTAAGATAGGACTTATTGCAGCAGGTGATGTGCTTGGTGCGGCTATACCTGTAATGGGTCCAGTTGCTAAAACCTTAATAAAAGGTGGTGTTAAAAAACTAGATGAAGTTGTTGATGTAAAAGATCTTACAAAAAATGCAGACACAAATGCAATAGAAGAAATAGGACTAACTGATGAACAGTTAGAAGCATGGAAAGCAGATAACTACGCTAAAGATAAATATAGAATACCACGTGATCCTCAGTTGAAGGAAGCTGCAGAAAAACTACGTGATGGTAGACTTACTCAAGAAGAATATATAATATTATCTAATCAAGTACAACCTATTATACCCATAGAAAAAATGCCTAAGTTTCCAACTAAAGAGGAAGTTATACAGGCATTACACGCAACAGATAAACGCAAAGTAGAAAAAGGTATTGTAGGAATAAACAAAACCATACCTGATGGCACTAAAATATCTGCAAGATTAGATATACCTGCATACAACGATACAGATACATGGATTGTTTCTTTACACGATGGTACAACAAAGAATGGAAATACTGTAGGGTATGCTCAAACAGCAGTTTTAGATGATGTTAAGTTTACTTCAAATCCTTTAGCAGCTACTTCTATTGCTGCAGGAACACCAAAGACAACTATAGGTAGAATGAATGGTAGCTATGTAAATGCAGAACCAGATGAAGTATATGAATACACAAAAGAAATACTAGAAGGTAAAGCGGAAGATTGGACACAGGTAGGTATGAACCCTACTAGAGCATCTTACTTTTATGACAAATCAGATGGTATGCCTGTAGTATCTGCTGAACAAGTATTGCAAGTAGGTCCACTTGTAATGGCTTACAAGATTAAGAAAACAACTCCTGATGATGAGATGTTTCAATTCACAAATAAAAGAACAGGCGTAACAGGCAACTTTAATGAGGGCGGCATGGCACTAGAAGAACAAATGATGATGAACTTTGGAGATGTACCTGACAATACGATAGGAGTAGATCCTGTGTCGGGCAATGAAATACCTTTGGGTTCTACAGCAGAAAACGTAAGAGATGATATACCAGCGCAACTAAGCGAAGGTGAGATGGTTATACCTGCTGATGTAGTTAGGTTTTTTGGTGTAAAGTTTTTTGAAGACATACGTCAGGCAGCTAAGATTGGCTACTCTCAGATGGCAGAAGACGGACGCATAGGTGGAGAACCTATGGACATGGAAGATGAGACTGGTCTAGGTTTAGAGATGGCTGACTTAGAAGTAATGGATGATGGCGCTCCTGTTGAAATGTACAGAGGCGGTACATCTATGGCTGACTATAAAGATGTAGGAAAGAATAGAAATATAAAAGCTCCTAAACGTAGTGGCCCAAGAAAAACACATCAACAGATAATGGATCAGTTTAGAAATAATGATAATAACTCAAGCTCATCTGGTTCTAAGTCTACTTCATCTGGTTCTAAGTCTACTTCATTTATGGAAGGTAAACCTTCTGATTATTATTCTGCTGAAAATATCTCTAAAAGAGTTAAGTCTAGAGAGAACGATCCAAAGACAAAAGGAGAGGCATTATATAGAATGCTTCAGGGTTACTTCTTTAACAATGAGGATAACAAACCTGACAATCGTAGAGTAAAACTATATGAACAACCCCCAACGTCTGACGATGAAAGATCTAAAGGAACCATATTAGAACAAATAGACTTTGGAGGAAACTTTTCAGGTAACAAGAAAACTAAAGAAGAACCTCCTAAAGCAAAGCGTCCTGTAGATAAGAGTAAAAACACAGTTACAGATTTACGAGCAGGTGAAGATCCTTTCTTTACTAAACTGTATAAAAACTTAGGATTAGACCAGTATTTTGATGAAGGTGGTGATGTAGTAGATCCAGACGTAGTACAAGAAGGTACAACTGGAGGCTTTGGCGAAGAGATAGGCTTGGGTGACACTGGTGTTATGGAAGCTCGTGAATATGAAAACGCTGCAGGTCATGTAATAATTATTATGTTCTTAGACGGTGTACCTCTACAAGAAATACCTGAT